TCAGTCTGCTCCGCGCTTGGATTGAACCCCGGCAAAGTGAAATTCGCGCGAATCTTTGTTTTCTGGCCCTCGGTATCATTCAGCGCATCCGGCAATATCTGCAAGCTGATCGGGATCACATCGGGTGGACGACCTTGAGCATCCGTTGCGTCTCCAATTCGCAGCAGATCAACTCCGAGCGCGATACTATCATCATTATATATAGCCTGTTTATAGACCTGACATTGAAAGTGAATCAGGTAATCACCTTCAGTCTCGATTGTTTGTTTTAATAACCGAAATGTTTGATTGCTTGCATTGTTGAAAATGTCAGGAGATTTAACCGTGATCACATCCCCGATTGCTATTCCTATTCCATCCCAAAACGGCACCGCAAACTTTATAACCAGATTGGCATTCTGTTCTTCTCTGACTGCGATGGCGGCCAGTATCTGAGCTTGCGCATCATCGTACACTCCACCGTCTTCCCAGAGGTCTATCTTGTCCTCTACAACCTTCTTTTGTGTGCCTCCTGCCCTCGCCTGCGCAACAGGATCATAGAGGGTCACAATTCGCCGCTGCCTCTTTTTGCGGCGATATTGAATTGTGACCTGATTGATTAGCTCGCTCGAATCTTTAACTGTTACGTCTACAAAATCGTTGTGAATCTTGCGCCCGATCACGCCGCTGTCACAGGTGGCGAATGTCGCCACGCTCGTCTCATCGTTACGCTTGCATTTGATCTGGATGAGACCATTTTCAAAGGTTATGAACCCATGAAAATTCCCCAGCATATACTGCGTGACATCAGTGGCTGGTTTCTGCTTGTGAAACTCATAGCGCATCTGGTATCGAGTCGCTGCATAGTTAGAAGAGCTTGTGACAGAATCAAAAGCCGTTGCTGGCTGCCCCAGCGAAAAGTTAGAGTCGCGCAGGTAGTCCTTCAGAATAAGAACAGGGTTTTCAGAAGGAAGCGTTGTATCCTGTAGAGGTCGCCCGTTCGCGAGAATGAGCTTGATATTGTTGCTCTTAATGTCGCGATCTTTAGTCCCATCCGTTATCGGGAAAGTGGCAAACCCGTAAGCTACATTAGGATGCGCGCCTCCGTCTGGGAAGCGACTCAGGTTCGCAGGAGCTGTCTGCCCAGATGAGCCGGGAATGAACTCTATAGAAGTGGCATCGGTGACATTGAACAGTTTCGCGCCCGTCACGGCATTTGCCGCGAACGGTTGGCCGTTGCACCCGGAGACGATGAAATTGACATCGAGATAGGAACCATTTGCCTGATGACGATAAATCAGCCCGGAAACCTTCATTTCACCCGCGCCATAGATAACAGGAACAACTAACTCTTGCTCATCATCTTCGTTGGTCTGCCCGCTGGCCTCTGTCGGATTGAAGCCATACTGCTGGATTTTTTTTGCAGGTAACTTAGCGTCGAGGGAATCCCAAAAGAAGCTGACCGTGATCGTCACCGTTTTCTCTTCGCCATTATAGTCACGCGCGCCGGTGAAGCCCCAGAACACCTTCGGTATAGCATCGCCAGCATCAGGCGAATAGACATGAACGAAGACCTTCGCGTCTTCGAGGTTCTGAGAAGCTTCAAGCGATGTAAAAGGAAAGCTGGAAGAGCCATTGTCAGCAAGATTATCGATCTTGATTTGTAGCTTGGAGAAATCCGCGCGCTTGCGATCTATCAACCCCGCTTCTAAGGAAGGTATTGACATCGCGCGATTCGGTTCCCAGTCGTGCCCGTTCCAATTTACAAACTCGCCAGAGGAATAGTATTTCGTGCCAGCAGGCGCAGGCCACTGAATCTCGACAAGAAACAGCGGCGCGCGAGTGCTTGCTGCGCCGATGAGTGCCGAAATGCCTACTGGAAGAGTTCGCATATCTCCGATCCCGCATTAATCTAAAAACAAAACATTCAGAGTTCCCGAATAGCTGCATTGGTCTTCGCGCGTGAAGTTAATTCCGCTATCCAGAAAGATTGCAGTGTGCCTACCTGTAGAGCTGCCTCCGGTTGGATCAACCGAGTTCACAACATTCGGATCGTAAACGAAGAATTGATCGCCGGGTGAAGTTGCTTGTTTGCGTGCGATAAAGAAGGCTTCGATTGAGTCATACTCAGTTTGAGTCAACTCATCGAAGTTTAGTGATCGCGTCTTGTGAACGGCTGAACTTTTCAAATATCGGCGATAGCTCAAGTCTGGGTAGATACGTTGAACCTCATCAAATGACACACCAATGCCATATCCCAAAGACGGTTGAATTGGCAGCACAGAAGTAGGCATTTAGAAGTTCGCTACCTTTCTGATAACGTCCTTGTGTGTCTTTTGAACATTGGTTCGAGTCAGCACCTGCTTGCCCTCAATCAAGTCGTTAGAAAGGTTCCGATCAAGTTGAATAATCAGTGGCTGGCTGTTTCTTGAACCAGAGGTCGGGAATGGGATCACATTTGTGGGAGGCCCACTTCTTCCTGTTGCGGTCGCAGCACTGCCGCCGCTCGCTGCACTACCGCTCCCAGCAGACGCAGAGGAATTATGCTGGCTGAACTTAGATGCAAGACCAGTCATCACTGCACCGAATGCCAACATTGCTATACCGGCTGCGGCCAGTGCTCCAGCGCTCCAATTCAGCCCAGGAATGAAAGCAAAGCCAGCAGCAGCAAGCACGAACAATGTGCCAAGCTGAATTGCAATTTCGCCTATTATGCGGAAGAAGCTAACTAACAACGCATGACCTAAACTGTCAGTTCCAGCAACAGCCCCTGCAATCGCATCCGTGAATGCGTGAATCCCGGCAGTAAGCACGCCTTCCCAATCAACCATCTGCCTGAGCACATCTATAGCGGAAACATTTGTAGCCGTAAGCAGCCTTACTCGCTCTTCAAATTGATCAACTGAGCGGCTGGCTGAACCGAAATATTTGTCTACATCACTGGCAGCAATGCCAACGTCTTTCAATTTATCGAGCGAACCTTCGATCCTGAGATTAATTGCGAAGCTTTGCTCATCTGACAAAGCGCCTGGACGTATTCTCGAAAGCAGTTGATTGCGTACCCGCTCAACCTCCTTCATCTGCTCAATCTGAAGTCTGTTTTGCTGCCTCCACCACAACACATTGCTTTTATGCACATCATCAAGTAATTTGACCCTGATCTTATAAATATCTCCTGCGAGATTTCTTTCGGCCTCCAGAGCCTTTACGTTGAACTTATCGGTCTCATCCGACAACCATCTTAGATAATCGCCTTCGAGCGCTCGCTTATAATCATCCAATGCTATAAATATGAAAATGTCATCATCTGACATCTTGCGAAGCCTTCGCTCTTCTTGTGCGAACTCTGCTACAATCGTTGCTTGCCTTCTGTCAGTTTCCTCCTTGATTCCGCGTATCTGAATTTGGCGAATCCTGTCATAAACGTCCTGCTCTGCATTGAGCCGCGCTTGCTCAATGCCAGCAATCTGCGCCCGCTCCATCCGATCAATAGCAGCAAGCGCAGCAGCCCTATCCCGGTTGTTTACTTGCAGGTGAGCGCGAAGAGCCTGCGCCTCGATATGGAACTTGGCTTCCTGCGCTCCAGGTGTAGAACCGCGCAAAGCTATCTCTGCTTCATCGGCCCGTTTGGCCAGGTCTATGAGGGCATTTGAATAAGAACGTGCGGCAGCAGCACCACCCTTATGATGTTCAGCACCTCTTTGAACTGAACTCGCAACCTTTTCGTGAATAGCAAAGAAAGTGGCCGCTGTATCCGCAGTCTGTTGTAATGCGCGCGCCGCTTCGAGTTCGGTTTGCTTCTTCTTATTTACGCCATCCGTGAGCGCGTGGGTTACGGTCAGTTCTTTTTGTTTGGCTCTGACCTGATCTTCGATAGCCGCTTGGTTAGCCAGATAAACATCTCTTTGACTCTTTCCGGCAGCCAGGTCACGATTGATCTGATCATTTAACTGCTCGCGCGTCTTCGCTTGCCCTTCACTGGTAGCTGAAAGATTACGTTGGGCAATTCTTACCGTATCCAGCGCCGCTGCCCACTCAAGTTCAGCACGCGCAGTTCCGTAAAGCACACCTATCATTTGTTCAAGCGCAGAACTGTTGATACCAAGCTGGCTTGCCTGATCTCTAAGCTTCTGCTCAGAAATATTCAATGTATCAACCAATCTGATAAGTGATTTTGAATGCTCTCTAAGCGTACCTTCAGCCTTGCTGCGTTCGTTTTCTTCGGTTTGCATCGCCAGTTTTGCAGCATCAATAGCCTCAACCTGTTGTTGCATTGCGTAATTTAAAGCTTCCTCAGTTCTGCTAAAACTCGTAGCTACTTTTGCCGCCTCTTCTTGTGAAACTGCCACTTCGCCGGTCAACACCTTCATCTTATATTGTGAAAAAGCTAATTCGTTTTGTTGATCGGCCAACCCTTCATTCGCGGCTCTCAAAATGTTTTGCGCTCTTATAGCCTCATTGGTTTTGTCATTTGCCTGATCGCTCGCTTTAGCAAAGTTCAACATTGTAGCTGCCAGGTCTACGCCGAGAATTTGCTTCAGACTATCGTTTTGCTGATTAAGGCTACCTTTGAATATATCGCTCGCATTTGTGAGTTGGCCGAAGACTCTGGCTAAATCGATGTCGCGCTGGATAAGCTCTTCGGTAACTCTTAAAGAATCCTCACTGACTTCTTTCTGCTTGTCCTGAGCTTCCCCAAGCTCAAGGAAGTGCCCAATCAGAGTGCCGCCCACGGTCAAAAGCAAAGACATCCCCACACTCATTCCACCGAGCGACCTGATCACTGCACTGACCGGCGCATCATATCCGGCCCAAGCGGTTCCCTGGCTTGAAATCTGAGTCGTCGTCGTATTCATAAGGGTAGAGAGAATACCCATAGCCCCGCTCGTTTTACCGAGGCTCTCATTCGATTTATCCTGTGCTGCGATTGTGGCGCTTGTGGCCTGGCGAATTCTTTCAAGCTCTGCGGCGGACTCTTGCCTTGCGGCAGCTACCCTTTGCATTGATGCAGCCGCACGGGCGGAAGCTGCGGTTTCATCACTCCATGCGGCTGCAAGTTTTCTTACTTCTGTTCCGGCTTGTGCCGCGCCAGCAGTGAAGCGCCTTGTTGCTTCTATGTTAGTGTTCACAGTAGCAGTAGCACTTTGCGCAGCCCTTTCATATCCAGACATCGCCGTCGCGGCGACAGCAGTTCCCGATTGCGCAGCAGCCCCTATGCCTTTGACATCACCACTTAATGCCTTCACGGTAGCGGCGGCTTGCGTCGCATCAGCAAGGATTACTACTGATACTTTCCTGTCACCCATCGTTTTTCTCGTTTGCTTTGAAAGCGTGATAGGCTTCACGCTCTCTCATTTTAGCTCTGGCAACACGGGCATATTCCCAAGTGAACATATCTATTTCCGCAAGGGGCGGTTTGCCAGTCTCGATATAATCAAGGGCGTCGAACGCTTCCAGAGCTGCGTCGTAGTAAAAAACATCACCGCATTTTTTAATGATGGCTTCGACTACACTTCGCTCGAATGAGCAAGCCGAACAACCTCCAGACTGATCGCGCAACGCCTTTTGAGTAAGCAGTGATCCATATTCATCCCAAATCCATTCGGAGCATCCGTCTTTGTGATAATCAATTTCATACGGGTTCTGCTTCTCTCGGCGCTTGATTATTATCCCGACCGCCCGTTTCAGTTTCCCAATTCTTCGGCTTCAGGAAGGGCTATGCGGAGATAGCGCCCAAGCACCATGTCTATGAGCAGTCCATATTGACCAGTGTCAGACAACATCACTTGTTTGGCGGTAGTATTATTATCAACCAACAACTTCTCTTCTGCTTCGGTAAGCCCTTCGATTGCTATGCACTTCTTTTCAAAGAGAAAGTACACTGCGGCTTCAGGATTACCCCTTTTTCTGCCACCGCGCCCGTATGTAATATCGTTGTAAGTTTTATGAGAAACCTTATCCAGCTTCTCAAACACAAAAATCCGATCCTGGCCCTCCGATGTGCGTGAGGGGACTTTCACCCGAATGTCATCATCAACGATTACGTCCTCAAAAAGCTTCATAATTCCCTCCTGAGATTATCAATCTTCGCTGGTGCTTCTTACGGCGACGCAACGAGGTAGAGAGCCGAGCCGGTCTTGCAAGTCCACACATCCGGGCCGCTGTCAGCTATGATGTCCAGCGGGTCAACCTTGCAACTCAGCGTCGTCTCAAGGTCATCCGCATCCTCGTCTGCCGTGATGTAGATGCTATCCATCAACACCGATACTGATCGCGATGCGGATACGGTGAGAGACAACTGCAAAGTCAGTAGCGTCTCAGCGTCGGCGTACCCGTAGATCGCATCGCTCTTGTCGCCTGTCACGACAAATTCAACCGCAATGTTTGGATTACCTTTGCCGTACTTATAGCGCGGCACATAGATTCCGGCGTTAGCCGTTTTCGTCGGCACAACTCCATAGTTCTTTGTGATCTTCCACGAAAGAACTCTGTCCGTTATGTCAGTAACACCGCCTCCGTTTGGATAGAGTTTGAAAGCAAGGTGACTGTTGAGCAGTCCAGTAAGAGCAGTCAGCGATGACGGAAAACTGAACGATGATTTTGTCGTCTCTGATCCGTCGTGCTTCAGGTTATAGGTGAGCTTGACTTCATCACGCCCACTCCCTTCGAGCGTGAACTGATCAACGCAGACACCTTTATAAAGTTTATAGCCGCTGGTTAAGCCTGCGCAGACGATACCCTCCACGAGGCTTGTGCTATATGGATAGTTCGTGCAATTTGTCGGGTCTTTACCAGTATGTGTCCAGGGATCAGCCGAGCCGCTAGAAGCAAAGTTGCCGCCGCTGCCTAAAGCCAGCAACGATGTCACCATCTCAACTGTGGCATCCATCTTGCGGCTGATCATTCCGGCGCGCGATTTCACCTGCCGCAACGTTTTGCCCCGCGCACCGTTGATCCTGCCCGCATTCGTGCGGAATTCCTTCTCGATCTTCGCAGGCGCGAATTCATCCATTTCGACCCAGGTCGTCAAATCCGCGTCTGCGACTTGCGTTCCGAAAACCGCCTCTCTCTTTGTCAGTGATAAAGCTTGACGAAAGGCATTTATATTACCGCCCATATTTTCACCTCACGGGTTTAGTCAGTAGCCTTTAGCGGACTATGACTTTTTGGTTTTTGTCTTTGAATCGGGCGCTTCAATAAAGAAGCCTGAAGCGATTGCCGCGACCGCAATAATCGCCTTTACCTCGAATTCAGCTTTGCCCGCCTCTGGATACCAGAGTTGCATTTGACCGCTGCCGTCTTCATAAGGAATGCAGGTCGCCGGTTCACTCCCTTCGCGTTGAATCTTCACGCGACGGCTGTCTGGTTTATCATCCGCCGCAGGTTGAGTTGCGTTGTCTTCTGCCATAAGTCCTCACTCACAGTTTGAATTTTTGACCGTTATAGTGATCCGTAGGTTAGGTCGATGAAATGCCCAATCGCCAATGATCTTGTCTTCAAAATCGGTAGGCAATTCAAGCCCATCGTGAGATACGGTTGCGCCAAGTCCCAGCGGCCCTTGCTCGGTCTCGGTTTCTATAAGCGCAGCAAGAGCTTCAAGTTTTGCTGTCACTATTTCTTCAGTGGCAACCGAGTCATCATCATCGTCCTTCAATCCAAAGTAGCAGCGAATTTCATATTGATGTTCAACCTGTACAAGTCGCTGGGGGATACCTCTCAAAGTCGGCGTGCGCCGAACTCTGCGAATCATATAAGCATTAAATAAGTTGTCTTCATCACGCAGCAGATTCAGATACTCTGCGATGCGATTGGCTTTCGGATAACGAATCCGGCGATGCACACGCGCTTTCGGATCATTTTCTTTGATCTTAACAACCAGAGCCGAGCGCAATGTTGGTTCGCTGATCATCTCAATCCACCTGAAAAATTTCGTCAATCGCGCTATCAATCTCTCGATTGATGAGCTGGGTATTTTGTCTGAAGGCTTCGCCTATCGGGCGCTTGGGCCGAATACCGTCATGCACGATTTTGCGCCCTACTGATAAAGTAGCTTGGCGAAGTAGTTCATCATTACTGAGACTTGTCTCCTTGATGTCGTGCTCTTCCAAATAGCGAGCGTGGATAGCCTCAATCCCAATAGTTCTCTCAACCCACTGTTCTAACTCCCCGATGTTAGGAAACGCCGTATTTGGTCTACGTCCGAATTCAACTTCTTCGCCATCTTCATTAACCCCCTCGATAATCGCAGCATAGGGTGAAGTTGAAACGACAAGCCCTTGAACTTTCATTGGCGCAAGCTTTTCAGGGATTGGTTGAATGCTGCTACGAAAGAGTCCGTTATAAGAAGGTGCTTTGGCTTGAGCCTCACCAGTCACCTTTTCAGTCATCGCAATCATCACGGGCAGCATCACTTCATCGAAAGCGAGTTCCAGACCATCGAAGAACGTGCTGGCCTCATCAATGATTTTGATTTCCAGTACACGGTCGCTCATCTAAGCCGCCTCCTGTGCGTCAAGCGATCCCCACCCTGGCTACTTTTTGTATCCCAATTCTTTGTGACTGAAGCGGCTCCAACACTTGAATCGCCTTTGATACCGAAATGTTCGTTCGCCTGCTTGCGCAGTTCCTTGGCTCGCAGGGCATACTTATCAGTCTTCGGGCCGAACTGCGCAAAGCTCACGTTGTCAGCAGCCTGGCCATCTGAGGTTTGTGTGTAGTAGTTCGACATATCATCGAAGCCTTCAGCCGCAGCCAGCTTACAGAAGGCATGAAAGTCAGAAGCTGGTATTGTCGAACCTGTAGCGGTGATCGAATGATCGCCTTTGAAATGGAAGCGAACTTTCTCTCCGTTGCCTATTCCCGCGAAGACTTGAATGACTAAACCATCAGGTGTGCGACGGAACTGCCAATCGCGGCGATCCAGATACTCAGGCTCACCATCTTCAATGACCGGGAATTCAATCTGAGGATCGCCGCTGATCTCTTCGTCGTAGCCGGTCAAATCAGCTACATTGAATTTGCCGTTTCCGTCGCTCGTGAGTTCGACAACAATGTTGCCCGGCTTCTTCTTTTTGAAGACTTCGAGCGCGCGATCTATGAGCGAATCCACATTAGGCGGCGCGAGCACCTCTGCGCCGTCTTGCAGGTGCTCTTTGATCTGCTTTGTGAAGTCTGCTCTGCTCTTTGTTGCCATTGGTGGAGTAACCTTTCAGTAGGTCATTATCGTGACGCTGAAAGTGAAGCTCGGCGTCGTGCCGCCTATCGTTGCAACACACCGAATCTTCCTGGCGAATTTCCTTGACGCGCTCACAACCTGTGTAGTTGCCGCTGTCGCCTGCGTGAAGCTCGCGCCTGCGATGTCGAACCAGGTTGTTCCACCATCAGGGCTATCCTGGAATTTGACATCCAAAGTCGGCGAAGAGCCGCTGGCCGCTGTCACGCTCAGATAACAGACAAGCGTTTCAGCCCCGTATATCTCGAATGTAGAGCTTGTGGCCGTAGCCGTGCGCGCGGCGCTGGAGAAGGGTTGCTGAAAATTCTTGTCAACCGTGGCGAACACGGGCACTGACAACGGCCCTTCGACCTTGCGCGTTGCCGCTTGGATCGGCACCTGCGCCAGCATCAAAACGGTCAACAGTGTGATTACCAATTTCTGTCTGTATTCTCTCATCAATTTCATAATTGTTTCTCCCTGTTTTAAGTCTTTATTGAGCAGGCCGCTTTGAATGCGGCCTGCTGCGCTCCGCTTTAGCCCGATTCGGCTATGAGCCGATTGGCTGTGATTTCACAACAGGCTCCCACATACACGGCCCACCGCCGAATATGAACCTGCACTTGTGGCGAGTAATCACATCGTTGTTGAACGCCTTTTCGTGCGTCTCGCCCATCATGTCGTAGAACTCAGGCTCTTCGTTGCCCATCCAGTAGCCGATCTCCACGATGTCTGCTTCCTTGTTGGAAGCCGTCACCATCCAGTCGTTTGAGTCGGGTAGAAAAGGCAGACCAACGGGGTTGATCTTCACGCGGCCACCTGCGCTCCGCAGAAGGCGATCTAACGCGCTCGTATTACCGCCTGGTTCCTGATTGAAGTCAGTCAAAGTCTGAGCTTTCAAGATGCTATCTGAGCGCACTGCAAGCGTCAGATCGGTCAGATCAAATCCGAACTTCTCATTCGAGCCACGCTCGGTTTGCATCAACAGCTTGCCTAATGCGTTCTCCAGGCCGGTATTACCGAGAGCGTCCGTTATAAGGTTGTTGTGACTCGCGTGGAATAGCGCAAGACTGTCGCTTGCCATAGTAGGATTGCTGAAAAGGCAGTCCAACCATACGAACTTTGCGAGTGTGCGCCGCGCGGCGCGTCCCATCTTGTCGGGAACCTGCCTTAGCGTCTTCGTCTCGTCGTTCGCTATCGTTTCAATTGTCAAATCGACGGTCTTACCGTGTTTTAGTGGCGAGTACGTCTCCTTGTCATCGGTCAGCGCCGCATAGGTTGTATACTCCCCGTTCTCTGCAACTACCGGCAGATCTCCATAGAAGCCGAGCACAATGATGATTTGGGGTTTGAAATCATCTAATGCCCGTTTGGTCACGACGCGAGGCAGGCCATAGTCATTCTCCCTAAACGATGCGACCACGCGCTTATGCATCAGGTTCGACATCAGATCAGGGAAGTCTGACGTTTGATACGGCGTTTGCGACTGCCGGGCGAAGCGGCGGCCTTGTCGGTATGCGCGGCTGTTTATGCCTTGGAGGTTGTGATCGCCGGTCATATCGAAATACAGCCGCTTGACGCTGAAGATTTCCGGTGTGTCATTCCACTCCGACTCTGTTGGCCGGTATGGCGTATGCCCAGACTGCCTGACTTCCTGTTCGATGTAGCTTGATGTGCCCTCGAATTGTTGCCGGGTGAGTCCCATCATCTTCGCCGCGCCGAGTGTGATCTTGTCCAGCGAGTTCGCGCCGACAATCACAGTTCGACCATTATCAACCTGCCCTGATTGAGATAACACAGCCAAGGCTTCGCGCGTATCTTCGATCCGCGTGTTGATCTGATTTAAGGTGGTGTCTTTGGTTACTTTCTTACGCAGGCTTTGACGGACGGCTTCCTCCAGCCCTGAATCATCAATGGCCTGATAGACCAGAGCTTGACGCACAACCAGCGGCAGCCGCTCGAACGGGATTTCATCATTATTAGCATTATTCTCCGTTCTCGCCTGTCTTGCAGTCTGCGTAGGTTCCTTTGTTGCTTCTTCAACGAAGCCGAGAGCCTGTTCGACAATGGCTTCGTCGGTGTGAATCGCTTCAACGATTTGTTCTGCTGTTGATTGACTGGTCACGCCCTGAGCGCCCCCGTTGACGAGCGATTGGCGCACGCTTTCAAATTGATCCGTGTTGAGGAAGTTGAATATGCTCAACAACGCTTTCTTATTCATCTCGTGTTCTCCTTGTTGCTGCTCGCGGTTGGACGCGAGGGCGTATTTCATGCGGCCCTTGGCTGCCGCTGTGGTTACAATGTCAATCGAGATCGGCTTGACCCTTTCGACATCAGTTGCTGGTTTTTGGTCAGTCCAGGTTACTTGCTTCGCCTGGATACCAACGAGAATTGAGGCTCCATAAAAATCGAGGTTCCCTGCTTTATAAGCAGCGTGCAAATCCTGGCGCAGCCAATCAGCGGAGGGTTTGATATGTAGTGTCATATCCATTCCCTGAGCCGTGATCTCCTTATCAGTCCACCATCCAACCTTGTTCTGTATTGAGCGTTCTGGAAGCTCGCGCATCTCTGTTTCAGTCGGATGATCCGCAAAGGCTCCGAGGTTCTCCCACTCATAATCAGCAAAGGATTGTCTGAAGACTTCCGGTCGCCAGATGTGGCGCGTATCACTCAAGCCCCAGGCTACAACCTGAAATCGCCAAGCCCAACCTTCTTTGTCGAGGCTCTGCTTTATCGTCAGTTTATATGACTGCCTGACTTGAGTTTCAGCCTCTTGCTTATCAGGGTTGCCCACCTCAACATAAGACTCAGTGACTTCAACCGGCTCGCCAAACTTCACTTCTTCGCCTTCGATTGACCAGGCAATCCTGTAGGTCTTTCCGTCAATCTCGCTACAGGCGATTACTGAATCATCAAAGACTTCTTTTGGGTAATAGAAGATCGGCTCATCACGCATCGGCTGGCGAAACGTCTTTCTGAGCGAGGCGTTTATTTTGTCAATCAGGTCGGTCAGGCTTGTACCCGACTGCTTGGTTATGTGAATTTTCATCCTACTGCCTCAAAATTGAATCGAGAGTGCCATTTAATTGTGCTCAAATGGCCTCAAAACAGCTTTTCCCGCCCTGCAACGCGCCGCAGAACCCCCAACGCGCCACAGGCCAAACAAACGCGATTTTTAGGCTTTCGGCAGGTTGGCTGCGAGAGCCTGACTTACCGCTTCATCTATCATCGCCTTAACTTCATCCTTGCTGACAGCATCGGCAGGCACGCCAGCCACCGCGCGAGCCGCTGCTTTGCGAGCAGCCTCTTCACGCATAGCCTCTTCAACCAAAGCATCAGTAACCTTCGTGCCTTGGATAGTGATGACGGTCTCACCATCTGCTGATCTTGTGGCTATCTGAGAATCAGGAATGTCATTCAGGCCGTTAAAGGTGTGACCAATGAACAGCAGCCGTTCTCTGTCATTGTTTCCTTGAATCTCTTCAGTCCTATCTGCTCTTGCAGGTTTCTTTGGCATAACTCACCTCTCAAATTTTTTAGTCCTATCAAGTGTGTAAATGCGCTTCAAAAGAGAAGGCGATGAAACACATCTACAGTTAATCGTGTTTGCCGCTGTCCCTACAGGATCACGCGGGTACATCAACGCTTCGCCTCCGACATCAAATGGCTCGTCAACTGCTCGCTCTTGCCCCATTGCGGCGATGTGTGAAATCCGTGCCCGTTTATCAATCGTTGAAAGCCAGCGTTTTCCTAGCACCCAGCCCGCGCGGCGGATCGCCGCCTCATTCGATTTCATCCTTGCCTGCGCAGCAATGGATTGAACCCTCATTACTTCAGTTCTGAAGATTCGCTCTGCTCTCGCCGCAATTGGCCCAAACTTTGATTTATCGAGCGAAGAGCCGATTTGCGCGATTGCATCCTGCACCTTCAAACCACCGATAGCCGCGCGCTGGATGATTCCATCAATCGAAGCCTGAGCAGTTGTCGTCAGGTCTTTGATCATTGTCGCGCTGAATGAAGCCGCTACCTGTGCGACTTCCCGCGAAACGCCGAGCACCGGATTGACGCCCAACACAACTCTCACAGGCTCATCAATCAACTGCGTGCCGAAATCAAACGCTTTATTGATGTCCTGACTCAGCCGAGTCGCTAAATCCTGGTTGAGCCGCTCGATTCGACTTTCGATTGATGCGCGCACGCTACGAAGCCAGAACGAATCCCATTCCGTGCGCCCATCTTCAGCGAGCTTTGCAATCACATCGCTGCGTGTTTGCTCAAGCAGATCGCGCGCTGCCTGGATTGACTCACTCTCAAGGCGAAGTATGTTTTCAATGATCTGCTTGACCTTTCGGTCAAATTCTTTCTGTACATCGTCGTCGGCCATTTATCGGTTGCTCGCTGCTGCCAACTCACGCTTGAAAGCCGCAACCTTGCCAGGCTTATAATCCGGCTCAGCCTCGTCGCTTTCTTTCTCGGCCAACTCCATTTCCTTCTGAGCGTCATACTCGATACCGAACTGAGACATAAATGAGCCGAAGATTTTTGCCCCCGTAGTTTTTGTGATCAAGCGTCGTTCAATTGCTAAGTCAATCGCACTCGTTACTTGCGCGAGTATGCTGCCTACCCGCGACAGGTCTTTAGTCGAAAGCTCTGGCATAATGACATCGAAGCTTCGATCAAGACTTCGGTTCTCGATTGCTCGCTTGATTACGGGTCTTCTGATAGCCGCTTGATCAATGACGTTATCGCCCATCTCTCTGAAGACGGCTTTGACCTTGCGCTGCCGAGATTCCAAGCCTCTCAAAATCGGTAAATCGAGATGCTCGGCAGAAGCCCTATTTGAATCTGCCGTATCGCCAAAAAAGGTATTACTCAGCCCAGCAGACCCCAAGACATCTTTTCTTGTTCCGTCCGTGACTACTCGCGAATCTTGATTGTTTAGATCAGGAGTGAGGACTTTCCATTCGGCTTCTTCGTTATGCGCTCTAATCGAGCCTGGTGCTGGCTCAGTTTGATCGCGCAACCATTCGTCAATCTGAGGTCCGGTCTTCCCCTTCAGCAGCACGTCATAAACGAAGCGCTTGGCTAAATCGTTGCGCTCGATGTCACCCCATAGGCTCTGATCCCAGGCGTCAAGGTAATCTGCGATTGCTTCAAGCTCGCTACGTCCGCGCGTAGCATCTGCGGCACAGTTCCTTTTGAAAAAGAAGATATTTCCTGTCCGGTAGTTATAAAAAGCACTCCTTTGTTCAGTATCAACGTTGATGATCTGAAACGTCTTGTGGACAGATAAATCATAAAATGTTGAAGTGCCAGCACCAGCACCGGGCTTCATTTGAACCTCGCGCATCAGGCGACGATTCTGTCTGTCTGCTATCACCTGAGCTACTTCTATCGGATCAATCCAGCCCAACCGAACCGCGCCAGATACATCATTAGTAAAAGTCGGTAAGAACAATTCGCCAGTGATAAGAAATCCATCAACGATGTCGAATTGAAATTCGTCCAGGTTGTTCACAGGGTCATTCCAGAACTGATCCAATAACGGTTGAATGACTTTCTTGTCTTTGGCCTCGTAGCGGATTCCATCACCTATAATGAAGTCGCGCTTGATATTGATGATGTGCGCACCAAGCGCATTCTGCCGCGCCAGATAGTTCGCCATCTCAATCATCCTGTCTTGCTCAACAGGATTCAGATCGCGACGGCTGCGCGTAATACGTCGCCACTGACCTTGGCCTTCATCTGGATCAACCCCACGAGAAGCCGCAGCCTGCTTTACAAGCCGCTGCGCCTCACTGCGGATCACATCACCGAATGCCCAATTGATTAATGTTTGTTTGATGCTCATTTTTTCGCTTGGGAGAGAGTGTTGAGGCTAACCCTCTCTCCCTATCACTACGACCCCTACTTCACGGGGTAGGCTGTCTTGAAGCGCTCTCTCACGCCGTTTTGCATTGCGGGCAATTTGGTCTTATAACTGCTCCCTCTTGTCTCTGCCGAAACAGACGAGGAAGAAGCAGACGCCTGCCCTATTAATATCGAAAGCTATTGCCCACTAGTCCTGAAATTGCGTGGGTCAGGAGGCCAGTGCCACGTATTGAAATCCCCGCAGCAGTCATACCTGGCTTGCTTCAAATCAAGCGTAGTCGGCTCGCCAGGCTCAACGTCTTCTGGCGATAGCGAAACTTTCAAATCAGCGGCCTTGTGGTCGTAGCCTGCGCGTGTAACGAGAGCGGCACGCGGGTGGCCACCGTTCTTGAAACCTGCGGGCAGTACATAATGGACAGTGACACCGAGGTAAGGCGCGCCGTCATGCTCTTCAGTCCAGGTGTTCGGACTTCGTTGCTTCTGCGCGGCTACACTCTCTGGGTGCAAGCCAGTCATTGAAGCGGCAAAGCCAATTAGCATTCCAGCTATGAGAAGTAATATCGGTGCCGGTATTTTGATTCCCCTCTTCATGTCAATTCTCCTTCAATTAATCGTTTGCGTGTAACACGAGCCATAAGGCCGCGCCCAATGGATATTTCCAAGTGGCGTTTCCGACCTTCTTCAACACTCTCACAAAGCCTGATTGTTTCTTCTTGACCACAACCTGCGCCTTTTGCGTTTGCGAGCTTGGGATGGAATCCTGTGCGTGGATACGCGCCGCAGGAATAAACAACAACCAGAGTGTTAGAATAATCACCGCTCTTTTCATCGTTCCTCTTTCCTTGCTCAAGCAGCTTTCCTCCCAAATCTTCCTAGCCGCAGCTTGGCCAACCACCGGGTCTCCTGATCACGCTTCATCCTGTCGCGTGATGTGTTCCCCTCTGGGTCTTTGCCTGATGAAGCCGCCTCTACTGAGCGACTGCCTATCGAATCCAGCGACTCGATTCCGTCAATCGTGTCGTCATAAGGCGCAGGATCATCTACGTATTCAGAAAACCACTCCGGCCTACGATCTTCCGATTGCCACTTCGCCGGGTAGCGCACGCCACCGTTTTCATTTCGCACCGACAGCCGGTCAAGCCGTGCCTGCTTTTCTTCCGTATGCAGCAGCGTTTTCACCACCACATCTACGCCTTCCTTACGTAGCCGCTCTTGAAACCTCTCTCCAAGCAAATCCCCGAACGAGTTCTCTTCGATCCATAATTCTGCGCTTCGGTCTGCAAGCCAGATCGGTTTGAAGTACTCTACGATTTTGTCTTCTGCGGCTTTCGGCCTGAGCCGTTCACGAAAAGCATTGAGCAGATAGGTAATTCGATCAGTGCTGTTTATCTTCCCGTCTGAGAAACTTGAGAAGTCGCTCTTCTTGCGCCCTTTACCCTTCTTGCCTTTGCTGGGATCAATATAGACCACGCGACGAAGCTGCTGATTCTCAAGCTCACTCGGTTGATAAAAATGAAAGCGATCTATCACGAAGCGAGCCGTACTTGGGTCGCGAGGATCGTTCATATACTCCGCGCCAAATTTCGTCGGCCCTAGCAAGCTGCGAATCTTCAGAAGCTTCTTTATCGAGAATCTGGCAGGCCAGTTCGATACCCATTCCCCATTCGTATCACGACGCATTGCAGCAAACTTGATCGAGGTGAAGAGATAGTTGTTATCTTCATCTTTCTTTCTCGTTGCCCGTGCAATCGTGCAATCGAAGTGGATCGTTGTGCCTATGATCTGCACTTGGCCGCGCTTCGGATCCATAGCAGGAATGACTGCCGACATCAGCCAGTTCCAGGCTTTATCGCGCTGCTCTTTCGTGACAACATTCTCATCGTTGTCGAGGTCATCGCCTTTGAAACAAGTAGGTCGTTGCGCTCCGTGCCTGCGACCGCGCATCTTGCCGCCACGTCCGAGCGCATCAACGCGCACATTGTTTGTGGTGATGATCTGGCCCTCTCTCCAAACTACTCGCCCGTCAGGGCGCTGGATCAACTCAACCTCTCGCCACAATCCACGGTCCGGCTTCAGGTTGCCGAAATCAGCCTTGATCTTATCGTTGCTGGCCAGCTCGTCTTTGATGTCTTCAAGCTGTGCGCCAGCCTGCGCGAAAGTATCGCCGCCGAGTATCAGATAAGGGTCAAGCCCGTGGCAGATTCGGCGAAGTGAATCACAGAGGTTTGCGATAACTGATTTGCCGTGGCCGCGCGCTATCTCTATCGCAGTGAGATTTAGTTCCGGGTCGCCGCGATGGACTTCTATGCCGTACTCTTCTCGCCATCGCTCAATGTCTTTATCCGTATAGCGACCTGATAAAACGGTGTCTAAAGCTTCATGAAATGGAGCGCCTTCGGTTTCAAAATAATGAGGCAGATAAGTGCGACCATATTCGAGTGCGGAAAACCGTGTGCGTTCCAGCCGCGCTTCGCGCGTACCATCTTCTTCAGTGAAAGCCGCGCGGCCAGCAGACAATGACTCGGCAGCGACCTGCGCCGCCGCTCGTTGTTGCTGCACTGCTTCAGCCGCAGCGTGCGCCGCCGCGCGAAACTCAGTGCGCGTCAATTTCCGCTTCGGTACTTTGAAACCTTTTTTAGGCATTCGCGGCTATATGCTCCTCAAGATGCACAAGCAACTCATCGCTCTTGCGTGTGAGCGCTTCAGCCAGTTCCGGCTCTTCATCAACGAGCCACCTTAGAACGAACATCCACGTATCCGATGCGATGGTGAACCTGTCGTTCTGTAATTCAAGCTGCCGCTCTTGTAACGCGATTCGTTTAGCTTCCAACCCCAACTTCTGCTCATCAAGATCAAGCTTGCGATCACGCTGCTCTACAAGCGCGTGTCGCGCTACCTCGCGCGATACAGCAATCACTTCCATCTCTGCCAACTCTGAATCGAATCGAGTTGCTATGTGCTCTGTCAGTTGCCTTCTAACGAATTGAGCTAACATTCCAGTCGGATTCCTAGCTGCACCTTCAAGAATCGCGTTGGCATCGCTTTCCATCAGCGCAGCAAGCCTATCGCGTTGCTCTACACGCGCTCGTCGCTGGCGATAGCGCGTCAGGTCTTGAGGCGTTATGTCCTTTACATCTTCAAACAGCCCTGACGATTTGCACGCCAGGCAAATCTCTTCATAAATGAACGCAGGGTCATCAAGCCTGCTTTCGAGGAACTCACGCGCTTTGGCGAACTCCTCTTTTTGAAGCTTGTCGTACAGGCCACGCTCTGAGCCGCGATGCTCTACTATCACGGTTTTGCGACCCCTTTTACTCCGTCTTCATTGCCTTCGATATAGTGGCGACCCTTCGAACGAATCTTGAGCAATATTCTTCCCGCGTCTTTTGAATCGAAGCCCATCTGCAAACACGAGCTGACATACCTGCGCGATTCCACCTCATTACGCTGTTCAGCCAGATCATCGGGGAAGCAATGAATCAACTGTTCCGAGACGAGCCAACTGACCTGCCGCATGAAATCTTCCCAAGTCAGTGGGAGGTTGAAGTCATTCAGTAGCGACCGCACAGTCTTTGCCCGAAGTGGCCGCTCAGATTCATAGAGGCACTGAATCATTTTCAGCCTCACCTCTTCGCGATATAATTGTTCACTTGTTTTCATTCCCACTTCCGCCCTTTTTTAAGGCTTCTTCGACAACCCCTAATCGCTTACTGAATCCCTCGTGCTCTCGCATCGCCGCCCGAATGAAGATGCGTAGCTCCTCATTGGTTTCTGTTACCTTGCTTTGCGCGTCGGCTACTCTTTCGATCACCGCCGCAAGCCCAACCAGCGAGTCAGCCTGTTTCGACTTCGAGAGAGCTTCTTTCTCCGCTACATCCAGTTCGCGCATCCGCACCCTCTCCCAACGAGGGGAGAAGCGAAGGGCAAACAGTAAAAGTAGAAAGATGATGATTACTGTTTGCCCAAAACTGACGAGTTGGCCGACTTCAGGCATCGTAATTAACCAGCGCCAGCAGTCTTGCCGAGCAACGCTGCTGGCGGGAGCGGAATGTCTTGCCCTTTGCTCACCCGCTCGATGATGGTCGCCGCGTAGTCAATTGCGGCAGCGGCCTTATCGTCTGCGCCGGTATCGTTCTCATCCATATCTGCAATTTCTTCCGCAGCAAGATGCAGAAACGGGCTTGCCATCTTGAGATACTTCAAAGCCTTCTTCATAACTATCTCCTTTTAGGAATCGTGTAGTTGTGACCAGCCACACCGATATGCACCCAACCGTGGATGCGCCTTTCATAAGCCGTGGGTACTTGTTTTGCAGCGCGACCGTTAACGCATATATCCCTCCGTTGATCGCAAAGACTTTCGCGCCACTGACTTGGTCCTGTTGGTTTTGAAATAGAGGATTCAATTCGCGTTTGTTCCGGCTTGAGTGATAGTCGAGCGCAACGCCGGTCCAATGTCGAAAGTCTTTGAACCGTTCGACTGCGCCGACGCATTGCCGTATAAGCACAGAAGCATCAACAGAGCTGCGAATATCGTTCTCTTCATCATTGTTCTTCGAGGACACCTGAGAGTCACAATTCTTAACTTCAGTGATGTGTTTAACACAGATTTATAGAGCGTAGGCGGGAATAGTGAAGGCTCAATAAAGATTGGCTGTCAATTCATGTCAATTACTATCAGCTTCTATCAGAGCAAGAAGAGGAAACTTATTTTTACTGTCCAATGATCGAGAAGAGTTGTTGCGGAGGATTGATTCTATGCGTTCAGATTCATTCAATGGGTCGAAGCCGAGAAACTCAACTAGCTGAGTATGCCTGATCTTCCTGGAGCCTTTTAGTTTGATGCTGCCAAGCTTCTTTGAAGATAAGAGACGCCAAACAGTGCTCTCAGATAAACCGGTATACTCAACGATTTCCTTCACCGTCCAGAACGAAGCTTGTGTTTTGTTGCTCAAGTCTATCATTCACCACCAAACTCGTTACGTTCCATTTCAGTAATTGAAAGAGGCTTGCTATCTTTGCTCTCTTGTAATTTCACACCAACATTCCCACTCGTAAGTAAATCAATAAACCAGAGCTGGTCTACCTTCTTTATGTCGAACGCCAGCGGGTGCTTTACTACAAAGTCATATACCCATTGCTGTTTTATCCAATGACAGGTATCATTCCGCTCCACGTCCTTTCGCTCAAGCGTGCGAAGCCAGCCTTTTGCCATCCAGCGTTTCACAGTGTCAGGCGATACCCTGAAGCAGTGTTTCGCGAGATCATATGGCGACATATAGTCGTGGCTCTTGAACAGATTCAACCTATTACGCTTATTCTCAATCGCATGGAGTGAACGATAATAACCTTGCTCTTTCAACCGCTTCCGAATCGTTGTAGGAGTCCAATGAGCATTGCGCTCAAGTATGGTCAACTCTTGATTTGACCAGTTTGATTCTTTGATCCTTGTCACTCCGAGCCGCCGAGCTTCGGCTTGCACTGCCCAGTAAGGCCAACCTATCGTTTCTGCTAAGCAGGTCAGATATGACTTCTTTTCACCTGATTTCCTTGCCGCTTCACCTTGCGCGTAGGCTCCTTTAATGAGTTCAGCAATTCGAGCATCAGCCTTGTATTTGCGCTTGCCCGCTCCCGGAGCAGGCCGATGTTTGTCACACCATCTTGCTTTCTTGCGATTGGTAGACTCGCCGCATACTTCACAAAGCGTGTACGGTGTGGCAGCAGCGCGACCGTGTGCTTGTCGCAGGCAATCTTCGCAATGGCGCAGATCATCTTTCACAGGATTGATCCGACAGCCCTGGCACATCCCACCGAAGAAAGCCTGCTCGCGAACAGCAACCTTTTGAGCATTGCGTTTCAGCAAACAATCACGACCAGCTTTATGGTCTTTTAGCGGAGGCTCTTTACCACATAGATGGCAAAGCCCTTGCTCCGCGAATCTCTGTCTGCGCCTCTGGATTTGTTCAACTGTTGAAGCCATCGTTATTGAGTATCTTTCATTGCGCGAGATTCTTATAACTGCTCTTTAATTTGCTTCAAGAGGTTGTCGTAAGTGCGCGTAGCAGCCACACTCAAGCAACCAACCGCAGTGCCGCTCGACTCTTCAGGTAAACCTTCCTCTAATTTGCGAAGAGCTTCATAAAGCAATGTCTTCAGCAACTCTTGCCGACGATTCAACACGCCCTCATAGGTATCAATTAACTCGCGTGTCTCTTTGTTCAATCGCCTAGACTCGCTTTCCTTACGTAACCAAGAATCGCAGAGCCGCAGGATCACAACCTCAAGCTCTACCTTGCTTCTAACATCTCCGTTGAAGGCTTGCCGTCGCAGTTCATTGACTTTCTTTCGATTTAATCGGTTAGACAATTAAGCACCTCCCGCAGCATCAGGGTCGGTTAAAGTGATTACCATTCCGTCATAGCCAATAAGGTCTACTTGCTCGCACACGGCTGCCCAGCCTGTGATAGCGAGTATGCGATTGACTTGATTGTCTTGCTTGTGGTCAGGTGAAATTAGCGTTGGTGGCGCAAGGTAATATAAGCCTTTGGCGACTTGCAAAAGTAACCCGATTTCATGAGTGATCTTATGCCGGAAGAGGAAATCAAAAGGCGCATCTTTACTACGCAAGGTGGCTAAATACGAGGGACGCGAGTCGAGGGTGATCGCGATGAACTCGCCGCGCGAGACTGCTCTTTCCACCCCTCCAAACATCGGATCAAAACTGAGTTGTCGAAGCATCATAAAACCTCAGCAAAGTTAAAAGTACAGTCTCACGCATTCATCAACTACGTCATATTCGACACGCCTCACGTTCTCGTAAGGCAATCTTGCTCGATCATCAAGCGACTGTGGCAGATCAATGAAGCGAGCATATTCTCGGTGGCTGCCCTATAGCTTAGGCAACGGCGGTAAGTTCTGAACGAGGTTTTCAAGCTCCCCCAATTCGTCAGATGTAAATAGATCAATTGCTGAAACTACAATTGTGTTCATTTCGCATCTATCCCAATCCGGTACTTCAAAGCCGGAAGCTCTGCCCGCTTCATCTCTTCGCTCACTTTGATCGCTATGCCTTTGGCTGCATAACGCGCTTTGATGTCACGCGCTGCTGCGATGCCTAGCAGGATGCGTATAGCTGATCCCGCTTGCTTCGGAGTAAGCATCCGTTGATTGTTGCGTCGGAAGTTGCGTTGGAAAAACCCCTCGCGGCCTTTCTCACCCCATCTGAGATAGCTGAGAATTTTGCCAATTGCCCAAGTTTGCTCATTGCTCGCCAAGTGATCAACAACGGCAGCACCTTTGGGTGAAGACGTGCTGGCCTGTGATGTCGGTTGAATCCTTTGCACGTTACAACCAGCCAATCGAGGCTGAGTCTTCTCGCGCTGCATCGCTTCGAGTACCTTGCCAAGCTGATAACTCGTCAGTTCACTGAACGAGCCAATAGGTGGAATCCTCAACTCAGCAGACGCAAAATCGAGCCGTGCTTCACGAAGCTCTTTTGGTGAGTTATGTAGGTCGTTCCGCAGTTCTTTCCAGGTTATATTGATTGACGCAAGCAATTTGCGCCGCTGCTCTTTGCGTTGCTGCGCTTGCGATGTCTGTGCATAGGCTCTGCTCATAACAATCTCTCTTTCTTTACTTGAACCAAGGCAGTGGGTAGCCGATGAATTCGCTTAGTTTCATCAATGCTGCGCCTCCACAAAAAGATGCCAGGGATTTACTAGTGCGAACCAACAAACACGTCTGACAAAACGACATACTAAAATGCTCAACCCAAATATGACGGCTACTCTCTCGCCTTGATTCGATTCGAGATATTTCTGTGAGAAGTGGCTTTGGCTCGCGCAGCCTGTTTGACTTGGCGTTACGGGCAACTATACGGCTGACGGCTTGAAGATATTCCCTGTAAGATGCTGGACCATGCCCATTGCCGAGATGCGCGCGCCAGAACTCTCCGACGAGTTGCCTTGCCGCATTCTCATCAGCCACATTGCGTTCAAGCTTTACACCGCAGCGACAGAACTTTCTGATCGAGATCATAATGCTTGCAGTGCCTCGTGATATCGCGCCTTAGCCTGGTCATAAGCCAGATTAGGTAGCTCGTTCAGTAATTGCTGAAAGAGCGCCGCTCGACGCTCATTCGATTCGCCCTCGATGATGATAGGCAGGTCTTCGAGCCATCGCGTTTTCCAGTCCGGCACTTTGGTGTGCCCTCCTACCTGCATACGCCCCTGATCTCTTTGCAACTTCACCAAATCAGCACGGATAACACCGAGCGAGTAGACCGTAGTCTCTCGCCCGGCAACTTGGCGAATAGCTCTCACGACAAGGGCTGCCTCTACGCCTTCAGCAAACCACTCGGCAGTCAGATCGTATTCGTACGAAGTCAACCGATCACGGCCAACCAAAGGCAACCACACATCGCTTATAGCCTTGCGATATTGTTTGAGAGCTTGTTTGCTAGAGTTCGGCATACTCGCGCTCCATCTGAGTTAGAGCGGCGATTACTGATGCGCGCTCGGATTCGTTCATTCCGGCTGTGCTCTCTACACCATAATTTTCCATCAAGAAAGTTTTGTACCTAGACCTATCTCTCTTTACCCCAGCACGGCCTGGCAAAATCAAGCCTAGCTTTTCAGCCAAGCCGTGAATCTGACGTTGTTGGCTGAATTGCCCATTCGGGTCATCTGCATAACCGATGACTGCTGTACCTGTGGGAGTTGGCTTTATGCCTCCTTCAACCTTACTGAGACGAAGAGGATTAAATCCTGCTGTATTCAGGGCTGCGACAACAGCGCGCGAGCCTGCAAGCTGATGCTCGTCTGCGTTCACGCCTCGCAGCTTTTCTCCCAGCGTTGCTATGCCGACGCGCTCATAACTGCGCCCTTCTCTGTCAATCACTCGTGCCTTGTGCACGATTTGATTCAACCCGACGATGAAGGTGTCGAAGGTTGTAGCGATCTCTTGAAATCGCTCACTCTGCCGGGCGATATGTGTCAACTCATCTGCGCCGAGCCAAGGCTTGGTCGGATCAGTAGGGTCTGGAAAGAACACTCTTTCCGCCTCAATGCCGTAACGACTCGATAGCCGTAAAGCTATTGCCTGCTGATCAGGCGTTCTTGTCACTGGTGTACTCATTGCTAATCTCCTTTTTCCTTAAAATGACCGATGCCAAGACGTAAGAATTGCCGCCGCAACATGAGCAACGGCCTTCCTTCGTCAACAAAGTTTTCCGTGGATTGATGGAATCGCCCGCGCAATCGCCGCAGACGATCATCGTTCGTGTGATCTCGCGCGCGGCAACAATCGGGCGATCAATGAAAACAGTTGGTGAGTCGGCAAGCGGCTTTGTGCGCCGCCCGGTTAATACAAGTGCGTCCGTGAACATCACTCCCATAATGGCTACCGTTTCTTTTTACTCTCCTGGCGAGATGAGAATCGCTCAAAGAGCTTTTCAAGCGGCACATTTGCATTCTGCTCGCGCCTGTTGCTGATCGTGTCAATCAGAGTATCCAGATCGCGATAGCGACCGAAGCTGCCGACGCGCGCAAGCTGTACAACACGCTCGGTTATCTCTTTCCCGTCAAAGCTCTCTTCGAGCCTTGCTCGTATTTCGTCTTCTCCGAGCGTGCCGAGACTGATTGACAGCTTGAGCCTGGAATGTACTCGTTGCAGCTTCGAGGAACGAATTGTTTGAGCGAGTTCTTCAGTGCCTATCAACACCACGCCGTTTTTCGCATGGTTCCAGATATGAACGAGCTGATTGATTGATTCGATCTTTAAGAAGTTAGCCTCGTCAACAGCTAAGAGGCGCGGCTGCTCGGCTAGTAAGCCCCTCACGCGTTGGATGAGCAAGTCTTTCGAGCCGGTATCAATATCACCTAACGCCCTGCAAATCGCGGCAAGAAAAGCACGAGGGGTGATCCCATCATAGGATTCGACAATGACCATACCGCTTCGCGCGTTGTGGTTTGCAAAGTGTCGTGTGATTAAAGTCTTGCCCATGCCAGAAGGGCCAACAATGTCAACAAACATCCTGCTGTCGTGCGCTTCTGCCAGGCCGTGCTGGACCAGTTTCGCAGCCGTCACAGTTTCGTCAATCGTGTCGGCTTTCCCGCCCTGCTCTCTGTGATCCAACCAGCCGCGCATACGATTCTCGAAGCGCTCAAGCATCTCCTGAGAGCTTGCCCATTTGCAGGTCAGGTAGTTATAAACCGTGCTTTCACCCATCCCAACATTTTGAGCACGACCGCTCTCACCTTTACGCCGTCCATAAAACAGTTGCATTGCGCGACTGATCTGAGCGTTTGACCACTGGTACTTTTCTTTGAAAGCGAGTAACCGCTGGCGCAGTTTTTCATCCCACTTTACTGAGCCTCGATTGATGTCGGTTACGAATGCTGTATTGGGTTGAGTCATTCATTCTCCTGTTGATTTGGCCGAACCCTTCAGCTAGGATTCGGGAACATTCGTGAGTTCGGTTTGGCGCTGTTGGTAGCAGCGCCTTTCTTATTTCGGCAATCTGCGTCTTAGATTTCGGTCGAGAATTGTTGGATCGTATTCCTTCAATATCTTGTTGATCAGTCGCAGAGCGTCTTCGCTGCCTAGCTTCTCTCTATCGCCAAGGTTCGCGTAGGTTTTCGCTGCAACTCCTGCCAGTTGCTCAATCACAACCTGCGCTCCTATTGTTGCTGGGTCTGGTTGGTTTATCCCCTTGCCTGTCATTTCTCCCTCCCGTTTTTTGAGAATTTCCTGCCTGAATTTCAGAACTGTTTCGTGAGATAAATTCGGATTAAATAAGGTGATGAGTTGACGCCCGCTAAGTATCCTGAGCAATTCGATTGGAAGCTGCTTCAGATTCAAGATCAAACGTGCTGTTTCAGCTTCGATCTCTGATCGGGTTCTAGTAGGGATGTATGCTTCTCTGCCCATCTTTACAGTTCGCCTTCTTGGTATTCGATTTCAGGGACTTCAATATGCTGGCAAATGACAAGCGCGGCCTTTACCTGCTGCCCTTTTACCATCTCTCCAGCGACAGCAACGTCCTTTAATACAATGCGCGCGCGGCTTATGAATTCTTCAACAGCCACGTATGGAGAGAACCGCAACCGAGTCGCGGCCTGTTGCATCTCCAATCCAAGCCTTTCGAGAATGCCCGATAATTCAGCTTCCACTTCCATCTCGTCATCTGTCATTTCGATCACCTCAGTTCAACCTTGCATTTCGCTTGACACGCTCGCGTAGAGCCTCGTCAACGCCAACTTCCCTGATGCGCGCAAGTGTTGTTGCGCCTGGTTGCACTTGGTTGCGCTTCTCGGCTTCTGCTTCGAATTGTGCTTTTAGATATAAGCCAACCAAGTACATCGAGATGCCACCTGCAAGCATCCCCAAGAAAAAGACAATCGTTAATAATGTGGTTAGCATTAGTCCTCCCACCCTGCTTTGATCTCATCAGAGCTACCGTCTGACTCAAAGGTCTTCAAAGAATTGAATTCGTCTTCATCCTGTCGCGTATTCACAACGCGTAGATGTGATACTGCGGAGGTGGGCGCGTTCAGCAGCGCATCTGACGACTTGCGATCAAACCGAGTTAAGACTGTTACTGATGCGCCTCTATCTGCTGAATCAGGAAGCTCAATCGGCGTGATGTCATCGGCTCCAACTGCCAATGGTAATGCTTCCGGCAACCGTTCAGCCGCATAATCTCGCCAGTCCGAAGGCTGTTGTGTTTTGAAGAACTCTTGCGCAGTCTGCTTGGCTTTTTTCTTGTCAGCGTTCGCGCGCTGGAAGTCATCCCGCGAAGCATTCCAGCCCATCAGTTGTGGACTCTCTACCCAGCAAAGCGTTACGCCCTGGGCCAATACTAATGCGCGACCAACGTTCGCAGGGTTATATCTCACTTCGACTTTCATTCGTTCAGGCAGGCGCATTAAGGCTGTACCATCACTCAGGTCAGAAGAGACTTCGTTGTAGACAAATTTCTCTCCGAACCAGCGCATAGTGATCTTGTCGGCGTCAACCATCTCAACCCGTGCCAACATAGCCAACGCTGTGAGCGTAGTTTCTCGCATCGCGTGCGGCTCACCACCGAAGAGATTGATGTACTCTACTGGCGACATCTCGCCGCGCTCATTTGCAAGCGAGCCGTGCGGCTTCTGGTTGTAGGCAATCATCTGTGATTTGAAAGCCAAGCGCAGGTCGGCTTCGCTTAGAAAGGGCGTGCCGAAGCCATATCGGTCTCGGTAAACTTCATACGTGTCGCGCCAGAGCGGAGGGAGTTGGCTTAGATCTTCAGCCTTCGGTGCGTGCCCGTTTGCAAATGTCTTATGAACTGCCAATGCAGCTTTGTAGAAGTGTGGCTTTGCGGTCGTCTTATTGCCACAGAAGCCCGGCAATCCTTCTTCCCACAATCCAATACCATAACGATGAAACGGCTCAACTGTCTTTGATTTCGCGTTATATGGCTTTGCGTGACGAACTTTAAATTGAGCATCTACAGCCAAGCCGATTTTTAAGCTTTCAAGAATGCTGACTAACCCATTTTCAAGCTCAATTTTTCCGACCTTGATTTCCTTGCCCTCTACAATGTGTGCAGTGAACTCGCGCCCGTTGTCCCAAAGAGCAAATGGCTCGATACCGTTTGCACCACGTTGCTGTCCATACAATTTCTCAAAGCCTGCCTCCTGCTTCCATTGTGAGAAGCTAAGAGCATCAACGTAGGCGAGCGTGACACCCTTCGCCGAAGGCTTTTCATCTATGTGCCAGCCGAATACAGCGCGAGCCTTCAGGTCAAACACCGTGCAGAGCGTGAGCCGCACAAGAGCAGGCTTTTTGCTCTTGTCTTTTTTAAAAGGGAGCCAGCAAGCAAGATCGAAGGTGCGATAATCCATCGTCCATCCGACGCGCGGTTCCAAATCCTCATAATTGCGAGTGATGATGGCAAAGCGATTTTCGACGCCTCGCATACCCTCACGCGCAAGAACCATCGAGACGGCAGGCACGCTCTTTTTCCAGCGGGATAGGAAGTAATAGCAGGTATTCGGAACACCCGGCCTTGACTCCGTGAAAGGCAGCTTCACATCATTACGTCTTGCCCATTCAAGCCAACGCTCACCGTATAACGTCACCGAAGATTTGACGTAAGACTTCAAATTCACGCGCAACCAATCAATTGCTTCAAGAGGCATATCTACAAAGCGTTTGTCTTTCGCCGGTGAGAGCGTTTGCGTTTGTCGGATGAACGCGACCAGACCTTTCTTTTGATATTTGTCGAGCAAACGCAGGAAGGTTGAAGTCGAGAGAGGCTTCGAGGCTGAAGGGTACATTTCAAGGTAGACAGGATCGGTAGAAGCGGTGCGCGCGGCCAGCTCAGCGAGCGAAGGGTGATAGGCTCGACCAGGACCGGCTTCATTCGCGCCTGACGATGCTACTGAGATACCTGTCGTTTGCTTCAGTTTGCCGATCAGCCTAATTGCGCTGTCGCACAGTTGAGCGAGTTCAAGACAGCGGCTCTCGACGGCTTGGCGCTGATCGAGCGTGTACTGAGGCGGCGAGAAGCGAGCGAGCGCGACTTGCAGTGCTTGGAGACGACTGTCTGGAGAAGGTGTTAGATCAGCCCGTCCCTCTATGCTGCAATCCCCTGCCGCGCTCGCTCCCCTCTCGGCGTCGAGCCTTGCCCATTTCAGTTGCAGGTCTGACGGTAAGCTGCTCAGTAGGATTAGATTGCGTGGTCTGCCAACCTGCCCTTGTCCGCTTTCCTGTATGGCAATCCACAGACCACCGTTAACACGCCTTTTTATCGTGCGTTCGCTTACTCCTAAAAGCAACAGATCTTTCGTCGAAATGTAAACTGACATACAGGTCAACCGCTGAGAGCCATTCAAGATCGTTCAATTTGAGGAATCAGGTATCTACTGGGCGCGGTCGCGCTTCGCTTGTTCAGCCGATTCCTCAAATTTCTTATCGAACAGGTGTTGCGCAAAGACTTCGCAGACGTAGCCATTGATCTTTTTGCGAAGCACCGGAAGTTCTTTCCGTCCTGTCAGCACAGCAGATACATTTCCCTTGTCGCTACCTACCGCTTCTGCGATCCGACTGGTACTGAGCAAATCAGGAAGAACACGCTGAATAAGATTGAATTCTGTAATTGTCATGGTATTCTATGCGCCGTACAACTAGTTGTACGTGAGGGAGGGTATCTAAAACTGATAATATTGTCAAGAATATTATCAGTTATTCGACTATGAAAACTCCAGATTATAAAATTGATATTAGGTGGGTAACCGACTTTAGAGATCGGGTTTTAAGCGCGGCAGGCGTGAGTGACGTAAAAGAACTGCACACGAATATGCTGAAGAATGTTGTAGGTTATGACCTTAAATACCAAACCATCAACCGAATTCTAACTGGGAAGCGAGAATTCCCTATTCAGTTACTCTTGCAGATACAGTCGCTGACGAAAAAGTCTTTTGCCTTCCTACTGACAGGTAAAACAGAAGCTGGACTGGACGAGGAAGGAATCATGCGTCGTGGGGTTCAGGAATTTCTAGCTATTAGTGTCGCTCGCTATGCGAGGAAGCTTGAGACACCTAAAATCCGTAAACCTAGGAAGCGCGCATGATCACTGCTCGCGCGCACCTTCTGTATCCTGTCTTGTAAGAGTTTCAAGCACTTCCCGTAATTTTCCATCTGGGGCGTTGTAGATTCGCCGAACAATTTCTGCAACATGATTGGCACGTTCTTCTTCGGTTAGCGAATCGGTTATCGGCTTTTTAGTTGCTTGGTCGTTCGTCATCTTCCAACCTAACAGTTTTCCAGCAGGGCTCTCGCTCAGAGAATTATCAGAGACTTGTGGTTTCGCAGAAAAATCATGGCTAATTACATTGCCTGAGTCCGCCGAGGCAGCTATAACTGTTTCTATTTCCACCGGCCTACCAATAAAGATCACAGAATTCGAAGCACTTTGTCCCCTCTTAGCGTCTAGCTCTGTGCCCGTTTCGTACCATTCAGGATAATATGGCGCATAAGGCGATGCAAGTACGAGACGGGACATTTGCATTGCCTCTCGTAGTCTTCCGACTTCGCCTAGTTCGACAGCAAGTCCGTTTAGACAGTCGAAATAATGTGCGGGCCTTTTAGGATAATTAGCTTGGGCGAAGCGAAGCGCGTATCCAAAGGATTTAAGTGCCCCTAAGTGATCGCCATCAAGTGAGCGAATAATGGCGATTTCTTTGAGAGTTTGGTATTCTGTCACGCTGTCTTGCCATAGGCGAGATAGCTTCGAGCCTTCTAACAGGTAATCCCATGCGGCATGAAGGTCCCCTCTAACTCGATAAGACTGAGCGACGCATAAATCCATTCTGCTTTTATATCTGTCTGGTATTTTTTCATGGGCGAAAACGTGAGGCTGATTATAATCGCCTGCTGCAATCGCTTCGTAAAGGCGACCTACAGGGTCGTCAATCAGATCGGACAGTTTTTTAACTGCCTGAAAATCTTTAACGGACGCAAACTGACTACACCATTCAACGAGGGTATCTGTTAGTTGAAGTCTTGATTGAATGATGAGGGGAACAGAGATGAAAGCTTTTACATTGATTCTTGCCTGCCTACTTCTCATGTGTGTCGCTCCTATAGCAAGCTCTAAATATTCGAGTTTTGCCGGGCATACTATTTCTTCTGGCGCTTGGTGTCAGTGTGGGTGCACTGGTTGTATTTGTGATCCGGGAGAGACGCCCGGCGCTTGCACCAACAGCATGGCTCCGAAGCCTGATACAAAAGCGAAGAATGAGAGCTTGAATATTGAGGGCATAGCGATTCTCCTAGTTATATTCCTGCTCGGCTATCGGATGAGGTAGGTAGCCGAATCTACTTTTCTTATTTTCAGCTTAG